GTAACCAGAAGTCCTCCATCATAGACATGAACTTCTTGTCATCACGGATTTCTCCAGTGTTTGCATCGTAAACTAACTTGTTACGATACCTCATCATGACATCACGAAGGTATTGTTCTGCCTTCATTTTAGGAAGATTACCTACATCAATGTAGAATATTCTTCTTTCTGGAGCACGAGACAAGCGATAGATTACAAGACTATCCTCAATCATTCTAAGTTGATTGAGTGCTTTGATTGACTTGTGAAGGTATGAAAGAACAGAACCTTTGTTTCTATCTACTAAACCTGACGTGCAATATGCAATAGAGTCTTTGGCGAATTTAACACCCTTAGTGTCTGTAAGGTTGCTAGAAGGGTTCAAAGCACCACCTACAGTGTTCTTAGCACTATAAATGAAGTACTCTTCAATCTTAGGGAATGCTTGATGGATACTATTAATCTCTTTCTGACTATTAATAGCAGCTATTTTACCTGCTTGATTAGGATCTTCCTTAACTGCATGACGAACAAAACGCATTTTCATTGCGTCAATATAACGCAATTCCTGTATTCCCTCGTGAGGTGCCTTTAAATCTATTACTTTATGATAATATAATCTACCATCAACATACCAGTTACGGTATATCTCATGAGACTTTTTATCAAAATCTAATAAATCTTTTATATATTTAAATTCTTGTCTAAGTTTTTCTTTAATGCCTTCACTAGCATTTAACTTTGAAAGTTCTATATCTACAGGACTCTGATTAGTATCGGATACTATGGATTCTTGTATAACATCTTCAATTGCACCATCCACTTCTGGATGTAAAGCCATTTCACGATATCTACGAATTAATTCAAATTCATTTTTGAATACACCTTCTAAATCAACATAGTTACCAAAAAACCCCGAAGTCATATAGTAATCACTTTGGTCCTCCTTGGAATTGGGGACCGGTGATACTACCGACTTAGGGGTTTCTTCATTATTCTCAATCGAGAATCCAAATAATTTAGCCATTTATACTATGGTGGACTATACCGTTCATAGTATTTAGTATAGCACAGATATTACCTTATGTCTGCTGCTTCTTTAGCACCCATTGCTTCAAAGTATTGAACTTGGAATTCAACAGTGAACTCTTCTATTGAGTCACCAGTTTCATATGAAAGTGCTATTTCAGATACATTCGTTGGGAATATATCAATAAACTTATAAGCTCTGAGAACATTTGCTGCTTCAGTTGGTCCTCTACCACTGACTCCACCTGATGGTGCGACAGAAGAAAGAGTAGCTCCTCTTCCTAACTGATAAACAAATCCTTCTTTCATGTATGTGCCAGGATTAGTTGCTCCTGTATTGTTATCAAGTTTAGAGATTCCATTACCCCATGCTTCAAAAGCAGTGCGGAGTCTGAAGTCCTCATCGTTAATAACAGTAATTGTCCAAGGATCGAAAGTTCTGTCTCCAGCAACCTTAAGAATACGTCCTCTAAAAGGAACATCTACAGGTGCTATGTTGGAAGCAGGCATATTCGCTGCCTTACACATGAAACGAAGAGTTGATTTATCAACGTTTCCGTAAATGCCACCATCAACATATGATGGCATATCTGGAATTGCTACTTCAAATAGATTAGGACGTGCGCCACCACCTCTAAGTGCTGACTTAAAGTTGGATATAGTCCTAACGGTTGGTGGGTTTGGGGCTGATGCCATTTTTAGTTACTCCTTAATTAAACTCTACCTGCGACTTCCTCGAAACTAACACCTGTGCGAGTAGCAACAAAGGTTAGTGCAACGAAGTTGATAGATTTGGCGGGCTTGAGGAAGATGTCTGCACGGAATTCATTATTATCAATGACATCTGGTGTGTTGTTTGTCTCGTCGCAAATTACCAAGAAGTCGTATAAACCTCTCTTACTTTGTACGTCACGTAGATATGGTTCTACAATGTTTACGAAGTTTGCACGGGTAATTTCGTCGTTAAACTCAAAGAGTTGAGCTTGTGCAGCTCCCTCTAGTGCCTGCTCGACTGTAAGGAACAGTCTTCTAACGTTAATTCTGTCAAACGCTGAGGCATAACCAAGGGCAGTCTTGTCTCCGAAGAGCATGATGCCAATACCAGGGCGGAATACAACAGGGTTGATTCGCTTGGTATACAGAGAATCTCTTTGTGCTGATGTTGGATTGAATGCCAACTTAGTAGCGTTGTTAAGAACACCACGCTGCTGTCCAGCAGGAGAGAACCAAGGATAGAACTCTCTGTTAGTTCTAACCATGAGTCCAGCAATGTCTCCGTTTGTTGGAACCCAACGGAACTCATTATTGAACCTATCAAACATATACTTATAACCACTATCTAAGATTAGATATGAAGATGAATTTGCTCCATCTAATGTGGCAATAACGTTTGATGTTTGTGTTGCACCGTTGGTAATGTTAACAACGTCTCCACGTTGTGGGCCACCTACGGCAACGCAATCTTTTCTTGTTTCGGCAATGTCTGCCAATTTGTTGATCTTAGCCTGTGATTCTGCTCTTGTGTCAGAACCAGGTCCAGCGATTAGGTAATCAACAGCAATCTCGTCTTTGGTTTGGAACTTATTGTAAGAAGTAATCAAAGCACCGAGTGTTGCAGCATATCCATTTGCAGCAGTGTAGTTGTTACCACCCTTAAGTGCATAAGTTGTAGCACCAATACCTGCAAAGTATGTTACATCTCCAGCATTCTGTCCCCACTGTGCATCAGCATTACTGATAGCAGAGAATTGAGTGCCACCGAATCCAGTGTTAACTGGTCCAATAAGACGCATTGCGTCATATGCAACAGATGGATTGTATCCTGCAAATGTCTTCTCAGAGAAATCTGCGAGATAATTCTTGTACCATATCTTTTGTCCAGCATTTCCTGATGATTCAGCATCAACTGCTTTAGATAGTCCTAGATGCTTCTCAAGAACATTACCTTTGATTCCAGTTATGTTACCAGTATCATCAACAACAACAATGTGTAAAGCATCATTTCTAGCACCTCTATCAAGAGCGTACTGATTGCTTACTGGTTTCTGAGCAATTGACTTCCAATAAACAGTTGCGTTATCTAATTGGAGAGTTTGAGCATCGTACCAATCAGCAACTGCAGTAGGAGTTAATGCACTACTACCAACTGTACCAGCAGGAAGATTAGTGAATAAACTATCTGAAGTACTGAATGCATAGATACCACCTTCAGAGTAATCAACCTTAGTTTCAGTTGAACCACCACCAACTGTTTCTACACGAGAAACAATCTTAACATCGATGGTTGACTTACCACCAACAGCATCGGTAGAAACACCAGTAACAATACCCTTAAGGAATCCTACAAAATCACTAGTAGTTCCTGCACCAGGAAGAACTGTACTTAGAGCAGCTGTTATACCATAACCAACCGTTACACCAGAACCTGCAAGACTTGTAGAACTTACTGTAAGTGTTTGATCAGCAAAGTCATCAATGAAGCAGACTTTTAAATCTTTTGCCCACTGTCCAGGGTTCTTAGCAGCGTAATAGAAATCGGTAGCAGAAGTATAGTTAGCCTGATAATCGTCGTAACTCTTAATCTTTAGTGTGGTTGTATTAGCAATACCAACACCAGCATTAGCGTTCTTAAGATCATCATCGTCTGTTCTAGCAACCTTAAGAATACCACCGTATGAAAGGAATGATGATGCAGTCATCCAGTACTCATACTGTGCATCTGTTCCTATCGGCTTTCCGAAAGTGTTTATTAAATCTTGTTCGTTCTCAACAGTGATCGGATCATCAACCGGTCCGATTTCAAAAGGACCTGCGATAGCACCGATATTATCGAGTACATTATCCGCCCTTCCGACTGTTAGATCAACTTCCCTGATTAATACACCAGGAGATACTAACTGAATAGCCATGCTTGTGTCCCTCTAAGGTTCCCAATTTCCTAAGAATTATTTATTGAAAACTACTATTTCACAGGGGAAACAGTGCATGAACTAGGACTTGTAATCCCACATATAACTCATATCACCATAAGTTGACTCAATATCATCCCTATCTGATTTGGTCCATCTTTGCCCATCATCATCCACAAACGAGTCATCTTCTAACCCATCAAGCATAAAACCAAATGGTGCCATATCTTGTTCTATTTGATTTTTATTATCTTCATACAATCTTTTACGAACATCTTGATCAGTTAACTCTTTAAAGTAATCCTGTGCTACCAACCATGCATATATGACAAGACACATTGCCAAATCATCATTACAACCATCATCTGCTTCAAATGAATTACTCTTTGAAATAAATGTAGTTAATTCTGATATGATTTCATAGTCATTAAATAAAACCTTATCAGCCTCAATCATTGTCTTGAGGTTTAATGCTCCAACCTTCTTAACAGTCTTGGACATCTTAACTCCAAGTTGTACCTTAGTACCAGAGAATCCTTGTCCTATAACCTGCCCTGCTCTTCCTCTCATAGATGACATAAGAAGATTAGGATATTCAAAATCATAGTTAAGAATAGATGCAACCTGATCCCCAATATCATTTACTTCTACTAATATAAAGGCATCATTGTATCCTTTACAAGTTTCGTGTATAATGTTAGGAAATAACATAGGTTTAATTTCATTATTCCTATACTTTGCTACAACTCTATGGGGGAATTCTGTTATATCAACAATTATAAATGTAGAATAATCCTCTCCCACACCACGAGCAACGTCTACTGTACAAACATAATCATGTTTATCAATAGGTTGTTCATATAAATCTAATCCTTCATTAGACATTTTTGGTTTATCATAAACCAAAGATTTTAATTTTGCTGGTGATATTAAGGTATCAACAGAACCTAAGAAATTACATTCAAACTCAACTTTGAATTGTGATTCTGAAGTATTAGCAATCGTCTGTGCTCTCCAAGCTTCATCTCTACCAGGAACTTCACTCCAATGGACAACAGTAGGTACATATTCATTATCTCCGTTCTCAGCATCATGCCACATGCGATAGAAGTGGTTCATACCCTTAGGGGTAGAGACGATGATGATCTTGGTTGATTTACCAGATGAAATAGTAGGGTAAACCGAACTAAAGAAATCGTCAGCAATATGATTAGGAACGAACGCAAATTCGTCTAGGAATATGATGTTGAATGTCATACCCCGAACTGCAGCAGCAGATGTGGATGCTGCCATAATCTTGGAACCGTTCTCCAGTTCTAAACTACCTTTGTTCCATACAAGAATACCCTGTTGCATCCATTTGGGTAAATTCTCATAAGCAGTCTGGAGTCTTGCTAACAAGTCTCTGGCAGTTGCTGCCTTGTTTGCTAGAATACCAATATTAACATTATCATTGAAGATAGCATAATGAAGTAGATATGATACAGACGTAGTAGACTTACCAGTCTGTCTAGGCATCATACAAATATTAAATCTATTATCATGAAATCTTTCTATTAACTTCTCTTGGAATGGCCACATATCGAAACCAACCAATCCCTCGTCAACATTGACGATTTTTATATACGCTCTAGCAAAATAAACTGGATCGAATTTACATTTAATAAATTCTTGAACTTGGTCATGGGTAAACTCAATTTCAGTGTTTGCTTTTTTGAGATTGGGATTACCAAGATATATTTCTTGGGGCATAATAATTAATTTTACGACTCTCTATAGCCGCTAATAATAAATGTACAAGTTGCGCCAGCACCAGTAGATTCAAAATCTCCAGTACCAACAAATAAAGAATCTCCAGTATTTTCTAGAACTAGAGGAGATGCATATACTTGGAATGTATAACTTCCTCTATCAGCAATGCTTTGATCTACAATTCTATAATCAGGAGAATCAGTTGTTCCACCATTAGGAACAAAATAAAGTTGAGCACTAGTAGATGCTCCATAACCAGCATGTGCATATACACCATCAATGTATATTCTCTTATTACCAGTACAAGTAATAATTCCTACTGTACTACCATAAGCAACCTTTATCGGGTTTCCCATCTTTGGATGGATTAAATCTTGCCACGCCATAATTTTTAAGTGGTGATTTCAGCACCGCCTCCCTGTCTTACTGCTTGGACTTTTTTCATAAGAACCAATCTTTTAATTACAGATAATCTTTTTTCCTGTGCTTGCATTTTCTTTTCTTTCTTTTGTGCAAGTATCTTATCTGCAGTTTTCTCTACTGATGGAACTCCAGCAACTCCATCATGCTTTTGAGGACTAGGGTTTGTATCCTCAGGTAATTGTAGAATCGGTTTAGTAGGATCTCTCAGAACCACATCATAGTCCATAACTCTAGAACCAGGATATACTTTTACAATTGCATCTTGCACTTCTTTCTTAGATGGCATCTTTAGTTCTGGGAAGAACATCTGAAGAGACATATACTTACCACGCCACTGGAACGTAACGTAAAGTGTCTGTCCATTTACTCTTGGAAGAGTTGTTGCTTCATAAGTATAAGTCTTCTTACCAACTTTGGTATGTCCATACTCACCAGTTTTACCTGGACGTACTTGTCCTAACTTACTACCTTTCCTAGAAGGACCAGTTGAGGTGTTACGCCCTCTCTTAGTAGTAGGGTGTATTGTTGCTTTGTCCTTTCCTTTCTTTGTGATTACAGCATCTTGGTTATACTCTTTACCAAGACGTTTCATTTGTTTCTTAAATTTCTTAAACTTCTTCTTAGGTGCATTAACGGCCATTGATGGTTCGCTAACTGTCTTCTTCTTACCTGTCTTCTCATCCTTTTCAGGATACTCACCTTTCACCTTCTTATATCCATAACCCATGCTACGGATTTTCTTACCAAGTTCTTTATTACGTGATTTGTTTTCCTTACCAGACTTGTCTGCTCTGTTACCAGTTAAAACTGCGGTGCTGCGACTCTTAGAGTGTTGCACCTGACGTGACATACCACCTTCACCAATAAGTTTTGGACCACCTGCTTTCTTCTCTGCAGCGGCCTTCTCATTAGGATTAGTATTACCTTTAGCAAGATTACGCATCTTTGCTTTCTTTTGTGCTGACTTATGTGCAGTCTTATCTATTTCAAAGGATTCTGCATGTCCTTTCTTAACAGCAATAGCATGTTTCAAAAGTCTTTTTAACTCTGCTTGCTTCTTTTTCTTCTTTTCATCTGTGCTAATTTTTGTATTAGCATCTAATACTGCTGATTCGCTACTCACTCCTCCTCCTCCATTTGAACCGTTCCCATTCCCATTGCCGTTGCTAGTACTAGACCCAT